GTATAACATTAATTGAATCTAGACGATTAAATGATGTTATTAAAATCATTTCAGGTAAAAATATAAGTGTCAGCTCTCAACAGGCATATATATTTACAGAAGTGGTAGCAACTACAGCAGGGCAGACAACATTTACAGCGAATTATAATTCTGCAACTGTTCAAGTTTTTGTAGACGGTGTATTAAGAAGCCCATCTGCTTATACAGCATCAAACGGAACATCGATAGTTTTGAGCAGCGGAAGTGGAATAGTTAACGGAACTCGAATCGGTGTCTTATCTTTCAATAGTATTAGTATTGCTGGTGCAGTAAGTTTAAGTGGTGGAACAGTTAACGGAACCTTAAATGTTAACGGAAGTCTGCAACAAAACGGAACAGACCTTAAGGCGTATACGCTAGCAATGTCAGTGGCTATGGGAATTTAACCCGATAAATATCATAAAGGTAAATTATGGCAAAGCAACAATTAAGAGATTATGTTTTTACTCCAGGAGCCGCAGGTATAGGTAATATTAAAGTTCCGGGGAAATATACTCTTGATCAGATTATTCTAATTACTAATGTTACTAGAAACACAATTCTTTACAATTTTGCCGATGCTTTGTTTAACGGAACAACGGTAACATTTACCGAAGGTAACGATGCTACTAACTTTCCTAAAATTGTTCAAAGAGAAGCAGGTTTCACAACCATTACCTTAACTGCTAGCACTGTCGGCCAAAGCTCATCAGATCGTCTAAGTGTCTTAATGGAAGAAAGAGAAATATTCTTCAGACCTTATAGATTTGGAACAGACGCTATTGAGAGAATGAGGATTAGCCAGGGCCAGTCAATGATTGATGCTGACTTTGAATACGGTCTACAACCAACAAAGTGGGCAGGTTACGGTATTGTAAGAGGGTATCCTAGTGTTTATGAAATTCCAGGAGTTGATTTAACGGTTAATACAATAACAACAGATGGTGGAAGCCCAAACAGTCAAATCACTATTACCACTTCTGGCGCACACGGGATTAGTGACGGACAGGCAATCAGCATTACTGGATTAAATGATGGTATTAGTGGATTTAGCCAAGCAGATGGATTATTCATTGTCAGCATTCCAAACAGCACAACTATTCAATATTATGCATGGGGAGTAGTTGGGGTTAATAACGATGACCTAAAATCAGATGCCATACAGCTTAAGAGAGGGGGTATTTATAGTGGTGCGGGATTAAGTGTTTCTAGCGGATCAAGCACTGGAAGTAACCCATCTGTGATTACTATTAACTTTAATAGCAATCATGGATTAATGCCCGGAGCTCCGATTTATGTTATTTCAAATAGATCCAATGCAACTGGACCGTTTTATGTTGAAACTGTTCCTAGCCTTACATCTGTAACTTTTACCGCAAGAACAGGAGCTATTGCTAGTATAACATTAACCGCAGTATACTGTATAGCTGGATCTCAAATCATACACAGGCCATTTGATGGTGGAGTTTATATCAGTGTAGGCATACCAGCTCACGGTGCTAGTGTGATTAGAGTAAGTAAAAAATATTTTAGATACCAGTCGGGTAAAGGTCTTTTATGGTCAACAGGAACTTTGTTTAAGCCTAATTATGATATTAGAAGCATATCATCATCGGGAACAATAGCTGGTAGCACAATTACTGTGACACTAGACGGCGTCGCACACGGATGCCAAATAGGCGCATTGATTGCTATTGAAGGTGTTAGCAGCTCAGGTTATAATGGGAATTATTTAGTAGCAAGTATCGTGAGTGACATTTCATTCACAATTACAGCTAATACAGCATTAGGTTCAGCTGCTCCTGTATTAGGCATGGGAGCAAAGGTGGTGTTAGAAGGATGGCACGGTTCTGTTGTAAGAGCAGGATGTTTCGACGATCAGAACGGTATGTTTTGGGAATACGATGGAATGAACCTATGTGTTGTTAGGAGAAATTCCACTCAGCAACTGACAGGAACAATAACTATAAGCAACAATAGTAATCAAATTACTGGAAGTAATACTAGATTTTTAACTCAAGTTAGAGCAGGAGACAAAATTGTCATACGAGGTATGACACATTGGGTCACTACTGTAGCATCAAATACCAGCATGTTTGTTAATCCTGATTTTAGAGGTGTTTCATCGGCTGTGCAGGTTAAGGCAAGCTTAGTGGTTGAAACTAGGGTGAAGCAATCTGAATTTAATATCGATCGTGTTGACGGAACAGGGCCTACCGGTTTTAGAATTACAATGGCTAGAATGCACATGTTAGGAATTCAATATACATGGTACGGTGCAGGATTTATTGATTTTATGGTTCGTGGAGCCGACGGAAATTGGGTTTATGTTCACAGATTAAAAAATAATAATGTGAATTACGAAGCTCATATGAGGTCGGGAAATCTTCCTGTGAGATACAGTATAGAAAACGAGGGCGGAATTTCATATCTTACTAGTTCTACTAATTCTTCCCAGACATCAATTTATATAAACGACACTACATTTTTTGCTACTACAGGATCAGTATATATTGATAATGAAATTATTAACTATACAGGAAAAACTACTACAGGTATACTAACAGGATGCACAAGAGCTGCTACGCTAACACAATATATAAACGGAGCAAATAGAAACTTTACAGCAGGCGCCGCAGCAGCACATACAGTTGATACCGGTGTCATTCAGCTTTCTAGCTATGGCACACCGACATTAAGCCATTGGGGTAGTGCGCTATTATGTGATGGTATGTTTGATGAAGACCGGGGATATTTGTTTAACTATCAAAGAACTGATTTTACTATTACTAGGTCAACACAAACGTCTTTCTTAATTAGATTGGCACCCAGCATTAGTAATAGCACCATTGGTGATTTAGGTGTGAGAGATCTACTTAATCGTAGTCAATTATTATTGAATGCCTGTACAGTAAGTCTAGCTAACGGAGCTGGAAATCCAACAAGTGTAGTAGTTGAAGGCATTTTGAATCCTAAAAATTTTAGTAATGCTACATGGCAGGCGCTAAACTTGGAAAGTGTGGGAGGACAACCTAGCTTTGCTCAAGTAGCAACTAGTGTAACATATAGCTCAGGGAGCTTTGCTCTACCCGGGGAACAGGTATTCGCTTTTGCCGCTCAGCCCTCCGGCGACGCTACGTTGGATCTTAATCAATTAAAAGAATTGACCAACAGTCCATTAGGAGGAAGTGGAGCATTTCCTAACGGGCCGGATATTTTAGCAGTTAATGTTCGTGTTTCGGGTGGGCAAGTTAGCACCGCTACAGTTATTGGAGCAGTTTTAATTAGATGGAGTGAAGCCCAAGCTTAATAGTTATGACAATCGCTGCTAATCTTTCCTACCTTCAAGACAACCAAGGTAATATTACATCGGGCACATTTAATATTGCTGCGGCTCCTTTCACTATTGCTATTGCTAGTAGCGAAAAAGTTAGGATCGATAATAACGGTTACCTATTGGTAAATCGAACTACAAGTCAAGGAAATTATCATCTACAAGTACAGGGCAATACCTATATCAGTGGAACTATGGAGGCTGGCACTATTATTGCTAGCAACTTTGCAGGAGTTAGCAATACTTCAACAAACCTATCAGGTGGTGATGCCAATCAAATCGTTTATCAGACCGCTCCTGGGCAAACTGGATTCTTATCTGTAGGCCCAATTAATACTATTTTAGTAGGCACAGGAAATGCTCCTAATTTCCAAAACTTTTTTACACTAGGTTCTACAACTGACTCTACTAATACACAAACAGGTGCTTTAATAGTCAGGGGCGGTGCTGCTATACAAAAAAATCTCTATGTTTTTGGAAATGTCGTAAGTTCAGGAACAATTGTAGGTAGTGTAGCACGAGCCACAACTGCAACTTATGCTCTAACAGCAGGAACAGCAACTACTGCCACTGACGCATTATTTGCAGGCACCGCAACATTTGCCTATACAGCTTCCACCTCTACTCATCTTGCAGGTGGGGCTACTGGTAGTATAGTTTTACAGACTGCTGCTGGCAGAACTAGTTTCTTGGCAATAGGTGCGAATCAATATGTGCTCACATCCGATGGATCTAATCCTACTTGGGCGCCATTAAGTGGTGTAAGTGCAGGTAGTGCGTTAACTGCTACAAATATTGCATTTGGAACTGCTGGTCAAATTCCTTACCAGTCTTCGCCAGGTGTTACAGTATTTGTTGGTCCTGGAAATACAGGTGAAATCTTAGTAAGTAGATCAACTTCAGGTCCTATATTTCAAAATACCTTAACATTAGCAGGAACTACCGCTGCTTCGAGCACAATGACTGGCGCTTTTCAAGTTAGAGGTGGAGTCGGTATAGGTGGTAATTTATATGTAGGTGGAACAATTTACGGGTTAAGCGGCGAAGGGATTAGACCGAGGGTTGTATCTTATGCTAATGCTACAAGTATTACCCTAAATGCCGATACAACTGACATTGCCACTCAAACTAATACACAAGCAGCAGGAACACTTACCTTTGCCGCACCGACGGGAACACCATATGACGGACAAAAAATACTAGTTAGGCTCCAATGCACCAACTCACAAAGTTTTAGCTTTAATGCAGTATTTCAAGGATCTTCAGAAATGGCATTACCTACAAGCAGTAGCAGCGGATCTAAATACGACTATATGGGATTCATTTACAATTCAACAGCTAGTAAATGGCAACTTATTGCAAAAATGTTTGGATTTTAACTTTTAAAAATGACAGACAGATCTTGGGCAACTGCGGTAAACGGAATATGGTCAACCTCTTCGAGATGGACTCCTGCCGGAACTCCTACATCATCTGATAATTGTTGGGTAGATCATAGCGTAACAATTAGTGTAAGCTCTTTATCGAGCTGTAGAGACCTCACTATTAATGGAAATGTTACATTTTCTTGTTCAAGCACGCTTCAAATTAATGGAAGCCTGTATAATAATTGGAGTATTAGACAGATTGGAACAGGTGCTATAGCAATGGTAGGAAGTTTATCACCTGTTGATTGTAATCCCGGTGATAACAATTTTGTCAATTTTAGAATAGCTAAAACATCGAGCGGTAATCAAGTTTTTCTAAATGGTGATCTTATTTGTAAACAAACAGCTACTAGTGCATTTAGACATATCTCTGGAAGTTTTTATACTAACGGCAGCACTATTTTCTGTAATATTTACGATCAATCTAGTGCCACGACTAGATTTATGTATATGAGCAGTGACATCTATGTTCAAGGAACAAGCGGATCTATATGCTTAGGTGGGTCTTCTGCGTTAGATTATCTACAAACTGATGGATGGGTGCGTGTACAACCGGCATCTGGCACTACCACACTCACAGTAGCATTTGGCGCTGATCGCCTCTCCGGACCGTTAGTTCAACTTAGTAATAATCGAAATTATGCAGCTTCTGGCCATGTTCGAGCTTGTGAACTAAACGGTGCCTTTGTTTCTACAACTAATTTATCATTATGGGGAGATCTGACCGGAACCCCTACAACCACCTCCATGATAACAGGTGTTACAATTAATCAATTTGCCGAAGCTAATCAAACATTAGCTTGGAATTATAACACTCTATTTGGAACCGTGGGGTTTTCGACTACATTCGCTGGTGTAACTTTCAACCTGGACAATGTCCGTGCCAACACAGTTAATTGCAATTCAGCCAATACTACATATAATATAAACAGTATTAATGCTGACGGAACAGGGGGGTTTAATGCTTGTGCTTTAAATTGCAACGGTAGTGGATCTACTTATTGGTATAATTACTTTAGAGATAATGCTACCACCTCTAATATAACCATGGGCGGAAGCACTACCACGACTCATTTTATATGGGACATTAATACAATAGGAACCATTACATATAATATAGGCAATCTCGAACTACAAAATTGGGTATATTGTAGACAATTTGTTTCAACCTCTGGGTCTACACGAAATTTTCAATTTAACTGGAATTGGATAGTCGTAAATGGAAACCATAGGAGTGGCGTTAATGGGGGGACAACTGGTTTAATCAACATAACCGGAACCACGAGCTTAGTTTCTGATACTGAAACTGACGACGGCGGATTTATTTTGCAAGCAACAGGAACATCGGCTATAGGAACATGGAGTGCAACTAACTCAGTAAGATTAATTATTGAAAGCTTAAATGGTGCAACATTAAACCCAGTAGTAGGTAGCGGACAACTTCGGTGGGTTGAATTAAAAAACAGCATTTCTTTTACTACTGCAACAACGCTGAGTATTATACGAGAAGGATTTAGCTGGAACGGGCAAGGGGCTTTAAATTTAACAAATCTAACAATTGATTATATTCATCCTACAGGTCAAAGTATAGACTATAGGCCCAGTAATGCTCTTACCGATGCTAATTATAGAATTGGAACCTTTAGAATCTCTTCAACAGCTGGAGATAATCAGACTTGGAATATTGATGTATATTGTAGAAATTGCACATTAAGCGAACCTACTGGAACTTTTAATCTAGGAGAAGTTAACTTTACAGGAACCTTAACATGTAGCGGAACGAGTGCAACGTATAATTATTCTGGCGTTAAAAATGATCAAGGAACTATCACCGCAGAGCAATGGCTGATGCAAGGATCATCTACTACAGCTCACAATATTGTTTGGTATGATAACAGTGTTAATGGTATTATCAATCATTCGATTGGCATATTACACTTAGATACAGATCTAACGTGTAGAGTATTTAGAAGTATCAGTGGATCTACTCGAGTATGGCAATTTAACAACGCTTGGATTAATACCACTGGAACAGGATATTTTGATATTTCAGGAACTACCAGTATCACTACAGATTCTGAATCAACAGGGGGCGGGTTTAGAGTAAAAGGAACTGGAGCAAATGCATTTGGAGGAGCTAGTGGTTTTCAAGCACCTCGTGTTTCATTTGATCCACAAGGGGGATCACTATCAACTTCTGTGACTAGCGGCAATGTGAGAGAAGTATTTTTTGAATCTGGCTCAATAACTTTCGCATCTAGCACAATAACGTTTGTTCGTTATGGAATATCACATGTTGGTGGGAGCTATAATACTTCTCTCTTAAACTGTAATATAAATTTTGTTACTGATGAAACCTTTAACTATACACACTCTACTATCGGAACTCTTCAGGTTAGCGGAGCCCCTACTGGACGTAACTATTATTTTTATGCAGTTTGTGGGACGATATCTATTAGTTCGTCTAGCAATACATATCATTTTGAAAATGTTACTCACGGTGCTACAGTAAGTCTATCAGGAAATGCAACTTATAATTTAAACTACTTAAGATCTAGTGTAGGAAATCCTTCATGCACATTAAACGGATCAACCGCAACCTATAATTTTGGTAATTGGCAACATACAGGAACTATTACCCACAGTAATGGAACAGCAAATATCAATTCAAACGACAATGAATTTGGGACATGGGTATCTACTTCTGGAGCAACAAGAAGGTTTCAAGGTAATGGATATTTTGTTAGAATCTTAACATTGTTAAACTATAATGCAAGCATCGCAAACTTTACATCAGACTCTAACGGTGGTTTTGAAATGAGCACAGGATCTGCTAATTTGACCGCTATACTATTCACTAATTCTAATGCATTTGATTTTAGGTTATTTGGAAATATCACGTTTGTTAGTGGAGGAACGGTTAATAGTTTGATATTTGGGGGGAGTTGTGGGATAGGCACAGCAACTACAATAAATGTAAGAGCTAATGTAGGACAGGTAACACCTTATTCTGCTTCAAACGCCTTATCAAGTTTAACTATAAACATGGTTCAAAATGGAACATACGACGCAGATACTCCTGCGGCAGTTGGAACAGTAAACGCTTCAATGGCAGGACAAAGCATAACAGTAAACAATATGTATGCGTCTACCGTTATCTTTCAGGGTCAGACAGGTTCTTATACAATCAATAATGCTACTGCTATTACTACCTTAAATTGTCTAGGAAGTGGAGCAACTTATAATTTGGTTTATTTTACAGGAACCACGGTAAATCTTGCTGCTGGCACCACAGCCGGAACACCTACATATAATATAGGAGCTATTCAAATCACAGGATCTGCGGCAGGACAAGGTCTACAATTTACAGGAGCTGGCAATCTAAATTTAACACAAAGTCCTACATTTTCTAGAGTTAATTCAAATACGTCTACACTTAGAAGTTTTAATTTTTCTACTTATTTTATTATTATGGAAGCTGGTGGAAACGTTAATATAGCCAACAGTTTAGGATTTAGCTCTACCGAAACAGGAGGTGGATGGAAACTTAAAAATAACAACACTATGGACATGGCTATTTTTGCATCAGGCGCTTCTATGAATATCCAATTTCAGGGTGTTTTAAATATATCCACTCCTGGAAATACATTTATAAAAACACTTCAAAATTATTGGGACGGTGATGAAGGAACACCTGGATATATAAATTCAGCTAATTTTACATTGACTGTCTACGGCGGAGTTAAATTAGCCGGTGACGGTAATCTAAATTACGGTAATTGGTCTACTACAAATATAACTGTTATAAACAATGATACTGCTGCTACTCCTCAGTTTACTACATATCCTTCCGGTGCATCAGGATCTGTGACTATTCCGACTCTTGACATATCCGGAGCAGGTGTTACACGGAATCTGGTAGGAAACTTATATGTAGGAACATTTACATTTAATTCAGGCGGGTTTAATTTAAATAACAATACGATTTTTGCAACTACCTGTTCACTTAATGCAACTGCAAAATCTATAAATTCAGGAACATCAGGAAAAATTCAAACTACAGACTGGCTCCATAACAATATTAGCTCAATGACTTGGACTGGAACAGGTTACGTTGAAGTATATAGTGGAACACTGAACAATGGCGGCGGGGGTGGTGCTACAACTAACATTGCAAACTTTAGAATAGCTGGTAATCCAACAGTTAACAATAATTTCTATGCTAATAATTTAACGTTAGAAGGCTGGACTCCTAATTCTAGTCTTTATAGAACATATATTGCAGGTAATCTAATCTATTCTGGTGGAATGGATTCAACAGCACACCTACACACCTTTGAATTTATAGGAACAAATGCAGCTTCAGTCATACCACTTGTAGCAATGACTAATTCCTTTCCAAGGTTTATTATCTCTGGCGGTAAAACTCTTACTATTCAGAATCCTCTTAATATTCAGAATCCTATACTTGCTAGTATTATCGAAATAAGTGCTTCAAACACTTTAGATACTAATAATCAGGCCATAACCATTGATAATAGAGTAATAAACAATGGGACAGTTACCTTAGGATCTAGCGTAATAACCATATCTGCTAACGGTAATATATGGAGTGGCAGTGCTAGTCAAATTGTTAACGGAGGAACTTCGGAGATTAAGTTTACTGGCGCAGCATCTTTTGATAGAACTGTTTATTTTGGAACTGGTAATACGCTCAACAAGTTAACAAATGCAACAACATTTTCACATAGTGGAAGCGGGGATGGCACAGGTTGGTTAATAATCCAATCTGATAACCTTTCTGTAGCCCTTGTGGCCAAAGATCCCGGCGCCTATTCAGCAGGTTTTAAATTTACTAACCAAGGTGCAGGTATAGCCAAAGTCACAGCATTTAGCATAGATGGAATTTCTGGATTCCCTACCTATGTCCAAGGTCCTATAACTAAACCAGGAAGTGTAGGAACTATGACATTTAATTGGTTAGGAGTAAAAAACTCTGTGGTATCAGGTGGCGCTCCGCCTGGTTGGTATGCTAATAGCAGTATAGATTATGGGGGCAACACAGGCTGGATATTTGCTGCTCCAGTTAATACAAATAACGGTAATGGATTTTTTGTATTTTTCTAGCATGAAGTATATAATAAATAACTAGATTATCTATTATCTAGTTAAATTATGGCACCTTTTCACAAATTATCTTTGCAAAAAATCAGCACCATAAATATCGGAGCCATAAGGTAAAGGTATGGCATTACTCACCCCTGCAACAGGAGCACAAATTTCTTTTGGTAAAGTCAATAAGGCATTTACCAATTTTGCACCTGGTGTAACAGGTAATGCCCCGTCTGGAGGACAAAATATAAAACTTAGTTCAGTGTTAGGAACTTATGTTAGCTTGGCGACCGGAACACAACTAAGTTTATCTTTAGGATTAGGCGGAAAATCAACACCTTTTGATTACGATACATAAGGTAATAGATGAAAGTAGATCAAATTGCTGAACTAATAAAAATTGCAGATTTATCAAAGAGTAAGTGGGAGCTAGATAATATAATCTACTGGGATAGATCTACAAATCCAGTAACGCTTATTCATTTCTTAGAAAGAATTCAAGAGCTTAAGACCAGCACAAATTTAACTAAAACTGAAGAGACTGAGCTTAAGTATCTCATTGAATTATTAAAAGAGCTCGATTATAAAGAATGTAAAGAGCTTTTTAGCCAAGACGATGATCAATCTAAAGATTATTACTTAGAATCTTTAGCAAGAACAGCGGCTATTGAAACATTAACTTCGGGCAAATTGAGATTCGAAACTATGACAACTGCTTGCAAATTGAGTCCTAACGACTTTATAATAGTTGCTAAACGCACCCAAGATCTAATTCAGGCAATACACGGATTAGTAATTAAAGGTGAAGCACTTAGTAAAGACGTTGCAGGCGCATGAAAAAGAAATCAGTATTTTCTACCACAAGCTGGACAAGCAAAAAAGGTAAATTAGCTGTTTGTATCCCTACGAGAGATACTTTACATTCAGCTCATGCCTTGTGTCTAGCTGAAATGATGAAACTTAATACCATGAATAATATCGATACTCAAGTATTCATGGATGCTAGCACTATACTATTAACTCAGCGGGAAAGACTAGCCACCGAGGCGGTCAATTTAGGTGCAGAATATGTGCTTTGGTTAGATAGTGATATTACCTTTCCCGCCAGCATAGCTATGAGATTGATAGCACATAACGAAGATATTGTTGCCTGTAATTATATTCGAAGACAACTGCCTCCGAAAGGTGTAGCATATGAAGTTATAGGAGATTGGCAAAACCCTTTACCTTTCGAAATCTACGATGACTTAATAGAAGTTCAAGGTGTAGGTATGGGATGTATGCTAATGAAAACTAAAATTTTTACAGAAATACCTAAACCCTGGTTTGAGTTCGGCTGGACAGCTTCAAGTAACGATTATCTCGGTGAGGACATGATACTTTGTCAAAAAATGGCAAGCGTTGGATATAATGTAAAAATTGATACTCAACTCAGTCAAGAATTAAGGCATCTAGGAACCTGGGCATTTGGACCGGATTTATTAGATAAGTTCTAATAATAATTCCAATTTAGCTCTAGTTATCTTATTTGTTAAACTATTTTTTACGCCTTGATGTAATGGCTTAGGCCATTTACCATACTCACACCAAGAATAACCACTGTGCTCAGAATTTAAGACAGGCATAAATTCTTTTTCAATTAACAGCACATAGGTATTATATTGAAATCGTTGATCATTGCTGACAAAAAGTTCTAAGGGTATTGCTTTTCTAATTTTAGTATTTCCTACCTCTTCTTCTATTTCACGTGACAATGTGTCATACGGAGTAAAATCTTTAGGATCTTTTTTCCCTCCAACAAACCCCCAAGATCCGGCAGTTTTACCGTTGTTCCTAAGTAGAAATAAGAATCTTTTAGTATCAGCGGCTAAAATAAATCCACCACTACAAATTATTTCATTCACAAAATCAAACGCCAAAGTTTATTTTGATACACCCCTTCATAGCTTTTTACCCAGTCACCATTTTCAAACTGATACTGGGTGCCCGTATAAGAATTAGTTACATAAATTACACCGGTAGCTGTGGTAGAATCAAACACAATACCCCAGTTTGTTCCATTCCACGAAATTATATCATTAGCATGTGCCCTAAAATCACTTCCATCTGAGTTTTTCCATGCCACAGGACCTTCGTACCCAGGCTGACCGAAATCTGAGGAAAGATTTAATCCTTCTAAAATTAGAAATCTTGTTCCTGCTGCCACTCCTGAAGGTTTGTATGTAATAGGATTAACTATAGCGTCAATGGTGCCTCTTCCTGATATAATCGTATTAGATGGTATAGTATCTTGATCTACAGATAAAATCATTGACTTATCGTCAGATGGATCTAAAGAAATTGTAGCAACTACTTCGTTTTCTCCAGCCTTAGCGAATCTTAACTGAGTTAAACTGGCTCTAAATTTTCCAGGATACATATTTAAAATTGTGTGCCATGAAGTAGAATTCCTAGGATCAGTTATATCAATCTCTGTGTTTGAAATTGCTTGACTAATTAGACGAGCTGTTCCGTTCAACACCAACAATTCATAATTACCAGGAGTTACTGTAATTTCTTCGTCTGGACTAAAATCATTAAAAATAGCAGATTCACCCGTTCTATCATAGGCGGTCTTAATCGGTCCTTCTATATTCTCAGCGAAAAGATTACTGATAATTTTAGTAACTATACCTAGCTTTCTTACCTTTGCAGGTGGAGTAATCCAAACAGGTGCTGAGAATGTTAAACTTAAAATATCGATGTCCTCATTAATGCCTTGGGGAACTGCTCTTGTGGTCCAAACTTGACTTTCTAAGTGTAGCACACTAAGGCTAGTCCAGTCAACATAGTTATCAGTAGTTTGAATTTCTAAACTAGGATTAAAAAATACAACTATTTGCTCCCAAAGTTGTAACTTTTGCTCCGCACTTGTAGTCCATATATCAGCATTTAAGGAAAGCAGATAAGGGCTAGGCATAATGCGTTCTACAGTGTAATTACTACCTTGAGTATTAATGTAGGTATTAGTTGAAGTGTTTATATCACGTTCTCTAATATGTATTTTGCTAACAAAGGTAGGGTCTTGTAACCTAGGTCTGTCAAACTGAATATCTTTTATATAGCAGGCAATAAACGGTGCAGATGGTATGGCATTCTCACTGTTCTTTCTCAGCAACTGAGCAACTTGTCTAGTCATGTCTCCATACCTAACAGGCACACGAGTAAGATTGCCTTTAGCATCCCTATAGGCAAAATTGCTCATCACATTAATAAATTGAGACAAATATCTTCTTATTTGCCCGTCATAAAAATAATCCATTATACATCAGCCTTTGGTTTAAGAACTCTGCTAAGAGCCTGTCGTTCTGGAATAATTTCACCTGCTATAGTAGCTGTATTTAAATTGTTAACAAAGCTGGCTTTTAGTTTTCTTCTAATTAGGTCTTGATCTATTGTTTGTGTATCCCCTAAAGTGCTGATTGTCATTCTAACATTGTCCTCAAATCTTATCCAATGCGACCCGTTAAACCTATACATTCTATTAGGAAGGTAATCAGTTCTTACAAAAAATTCACCCTCTGTTGCATTCTCAGGAAATGTTATACCGAAACTATAAGGCGACCCGTTAGGTGGGACACCGTCGCCGGTTAGATAACCAACGTAATAATTTTTGTTAGGTGTATTAAGAATAGCAGTTGTATCTAATCCGCTAGTTACATCTATATCAGTAGAGCTTACGTCTAAGCTATCAACCAGACCGGATGTTTCTTCCTTCGGAACAATATATAAATGCCGTGTTTCATATCCACTTTTAGGAACGTCTGCCTCAGCTTGAAGTATGACTTGGTCATTAATTTCTATGCTCTTTTGATAATCACTTAATAGATCTCTTAATGTTGATCCGTCACCTGCTCCAGAATCTTGATCTAAGATTTCTTTAAATTCTTGTCTATCAACTAATGGCTGGCATTTTACCCTTATTAAATGTGGATACCACGTTTGGCTATACCCACTGGCAGGTCTGCTCACCTCACTAACCACATAAAATCTTTTTAGTGCTGCTAGACTATTATCTAAAGCATATTCATCTTTTTGATGCGGTAGCTCTAGAACATCTCCTGCTACGATTTTTCTCCCTAGAGCCTCGAAGCTTGATCTAAGATGAAAGTTTATCAATATATTTTCATTTTGCAGAAACAATCCAAATTGACTTAGATTAAAATCTATGTCTTGAAGCGTATAAATGCCTCTAATTACATAGACATCAGTGTCATACTTTCTATCTCTATTTTCTAACAATAACAAGTCTTGTATAGAAACTTCGGGAATTTCGTTTAATTGAGCAGGAACTGTAGGAGAGCTCTCTCCCTCTAACGGAGTTACAGGTCCTAGGTATTTGTGAATAAGTATATCTGTGCCGCCAATTTGAAATTGTTCATTGATAGCACGATCGATAAATTTAAAATCATTACCTTTTTCTGGACGATATAGAGATAGTCTAGGCATAGTAGTATATTTATGGTAAATAGCTGTATGACTGATAGCGAACTAGAAAGACAAAACGTCGTTGAATACATCAAATCTATGCTAGGTGATGGCATGGTTGACGTTGAATTAGATCCTGCCCACTATAAAACTGCTATAGATCGAGCTTTGGCCAAGTTTAGACAACGTAGCAGCAATGCTGTAGAAGAAAGTTATGCTTTTTTAACAGTTCAAGTTGATCAAAATGAATATACGCTGCCTAACGAAATTACCAATGTTAGACAAATTTTCCGTAGAAGTATAGGTTCCAGATCTGGCGGAGGTGGTGGAGGCACATTATTTGAGCCATTTAACCTTGCTTACTCTAATACATACCTTCTGACTGCTACAAATATGGGAGGATTGGCTACCTACTACGCTTTCGCCAGCTATCAAAAGCAAGTTGGAAAAATGTTTGGTAGTGATATAAATTTCACATATAATAGAACCACAAAGAAACTGATACTTATGCAAAGACCTCGTAGCGAAGAAGAAGTGTTAATATGGGTTCATAACTTTAGACCAGATTTTAATCTACTACAAGACCAATTTGCAGGTCAATGGTTAAAAGATTATGCACTGGCAACCTGTAAGGTTATATTAGGTGAAGCTAGAGAAAAGTTTGGAACTATAGCAAGCCCACAAGGGGGAACAACGCTAAACGGTGCTGCTCTAAAAGGAGAAGGCAAAGCCGAACTTGAAATGTTAGAGCAGGATATTGTAAATTACAAAGACGGTGGGACCCCTCTTACTTTTGTAATTGGCTAATAAAAACTTGACAATCTAATCTAATGATAATAAATTATAGCATCTCATGGAGTTGCTATGATTATAGGTTTTGTAGGATTTATTGGATCAGGTAAAGATACAGCCGCTGATTATTTGGTTAATTTTCACGGATTTCGCAGAGATTCCTTTGCCAACACACTGAAAGATGCGGTAGCCGCGGTATTTGGCTGGGATCGAACTCTATTAGAAGGTCGCACAAAAGAAGCCCGAGAATGGAGAGAACAGGTTGATTTATGGTGGTCAGAAAGACTTGGAATTCATCAACTAACTCCCCGATGGATACTTCAGCATTGGGGAACTGAGGTTCTTAGAAATCATTTTCATGACGATATTTGGATTGCAAGCCTAGAGAATAAAATCCGCAAAACTAGAGATAACATTGTAATCAGTGATGTTAGGTTTACCAACGAAATAACAGCTATTCATAACGCAGGAGGATTGGTAGTAAGGATAAAAAGGGGTCCCGACCCTGATTGGTTTCAAGATGCTGCTAATGTTAACTGCGGACCAACAAACCTTAACTGGGCTATTAGTAAACAACGAATGACTGAGTTAAAAATACATGCCAGTGAAACTAGCTGGATTGGCAATCTTATTGACCACACCATAGAGAACGATCAAACCATAGATCATCTTTTTACTGAAATTAAAAATCTGGTCGAAGATCACCTCGTCGCCATCTAATCTCAGTCTTATCTAATACTCGTTGACAATTAGCACAAACAGTTTTTAAATTAGAATGTCTACAATTTTGTAGATCACCGTCTATATGATAAACATTAAATTGTTCGGGAAATTTTGATGTAAAGCTACACCGATCGCAGGATAACTTTTTCTTATAACCTGCTCTTACCCATAAGGGCACACCATCTCCTCGCTGTTTAGAACAATGATCACAGATTGATCTATAGTAGACTTTATCATCTTTATGATAGTTTACAGCAACAGGTCTTTGCTGACATTTCTTACAAAAATTACGCATACTGCGCCCTTTTCAGTGCCCTTTTCCGTGTATTTAAGACGGATTTTTTTCTAAGATGGTAATAAATAAATCAAAGTAATCCATTTAGGAGATTGTA